AGTCTAAGTAAGCTACTTAAGACTCCGACCGAGTCTAAGTAAGCTACTTAAGACTCCGACCGAGTCTAAGTAAGCTACTTAAGACTCCGACCGAGTCTAAGTAAGCTACTTAAGACTCCGTACAAAATTAAATATTTTTAAATAATTATTATATTAATATAATGTTTTTAAGTTTAAAATATTTCTATAACTTTAAATATTTTTTATTTTATAAATATTTTTTATTTTATAGATATAAACTATTTTATAGACATAAACTATTTTATAGACATAAACTATTTTATAGATATAAACTATTTTATAGACATAAACTATTTTATAGACATAAACTATTTTATAGACATAAACTATTTTATAGACATAAAATAATAAAAAAAAATAGTTATTTCTACTATTAATACTATGGTCCGTAAATTCTCGAAAATAAAAAATATAAGTATTAATGACAAAAGATGACAAAATATGTTATTCAAGTTTACAACAACACGATAATACAATAATATTAAATAATACCGAGTTAAGTGCAACTGCTATTCAAATAAACCATGCAAAACAATCCTACAACATAACCATGCAACATAACCCTGCAAAACAGCTGTGCACGAATAAATGAATTAAGAAGTTGATAATGTAAAAAAACAAATGGTGAATTCACAAAACATTCAAAATCTGAATATTCAACGTCTTAATATTCAACAAGTACATCCGGACCCTGAACAACCACGGACTATTTTCCAGAAAATTAAAATGAATGAACTCAGAGAATCGATCGAAAAAAACGGTATATTAACTCCTCTTATTGTTGAATCAAATTATAAAGGAGGAGAGCAAAAGGGAAAGCAAAAGGGAAAGCAAAAGGAAAAACAAGATGGAGAGCAATATCTGATAATAGACGGTGAGCGCCGATATCGGATTGCTAGAGAGTTGAATTTTACAGAAGTGCCGGTTTATATTATTAAGGGACCACTGTCATATCAGGACCGGACAGTCAAGCGTTTTCATATTCAAGAACAGCATTCATCTTGGAATGTTTTTGATAAAGCCCAGTCAATTAACAGGTTAAAGCAACAATCTGACTTGACAATTGCTCAGATTGCTGCAAAAATCAATTATAATCCATCTATAGTTCATAATTGGATTAGCATCTTGAGTTTTTCAAAAGACTCTCAAACGATTCTTGTCAATAAGAATATATTGTTTACTCATTTGATTTATCTAGTCCGGATCCTTAAGCGATATTTGTTAGCATCTGACATGTCTCAAGTAGACATTGAACGATATATCATTAAAAAAATAGAAATAGATAAAAGTATCTTGACAACTCAGAACCTTTTGCAGTGGTCTCAAATTTTGATTGATCCAAAAGATTACGATGAAAAGACTCGTTTTTTAATGACTGATAAATATACATTTGACAACTTTGTGTTGAATACTAACGAAGGCAAAATAACTGAGTTAAAAATATTTTACCAGCAGCTCAGCCGGTTTGCGAAACTGCTTCAAGAAGTACAAGTTAAAAAATTGCAGTTTTCTGAAGAGCATAAATCGCTTGGCAGCAGGATTTGCTCTTTGTTGAAAAAATTATAAATTTATTAAAGACTATGAAAGTCTGTATACCATCAAAAGGCAGAGCCGAAACTATTCGAACTCATTATTTTTTCAAGCCTGAAGATGTTATTATATTTGTTGAGCCGCAAGAAATCAAAGCATATAAAATATTCCAGCCCGGATATGAAATTGTTGACATCAAAAAATCAAACCAGGGTTTGTATTATGTTCGAAATTTTATTATTGATTATATGCACGATGATAAAATATTAATGCTTGATGATGATATTTATTTTATCGGCAAAGCATCAATAGACGGTCACTATAAGCAATTTGACAATATAGACGAAATAATATCTGATGTTGAACAAGTTCTTGATACTTGTTGGGGGTATACATTGCCCCAAGCAAGCTTTGGTTATTTTATTGCTAAAAAGTATAAATATAATGAAAATATATATTATTATAACAGTACCAGCTTATTTGCTTTTTGGGGCTTAAATTTAGTACAAATAAAAAAACATAAGATTCGTCTTGATCCCCATATTATAGAAGGTGACGATCTTGATTTTTCAATTCAACTTGTTTTAGAGGGCGGGAAAATTTGTTGCAATTATAAATATGCAATCCGTAATGAGCTTCGTTCAGAAGGTGGCTTGTCAACTGTTCGAAAATACACAATGTATAATTTAGATAACATTATACGTCAACTTGTCGATTCTTTAAGTGAAAAATATGGTAGTGAATTTGTTCAAATCAGTCACAATACAGAAGGCTATTTGCTTGGGTGTCGACCTCGTTTTAATTTGATAGTTAAACGTAAAGATATTGTTCTTGAATATTTTAGAAAATATCAAAAGAAGCAGCATCATAAAACTTCTATTAAATTAAAATAAAAAAGAGTTTACAATTTCGAGTTTTAATTTTACAATAACAAGGTGACTTCATTGTGATATATTTTTTGAATATTAAATGTAACATTATTTGTAAAACTAACTACAATTTTTAATTATGGCTTTCTATGATTTCATTTTAAAACCTTTTAAAAGAGCAACTTCTAAAAAAGTAAAAAGAGATGCTGATTCAAAAGTAAACGTTTTATCTTTACCTGAAATGATGGAAGAGCTCGGTGTTGTGTCAGAAGGAGTTATCGGTTCTTATGAACAAGAAGAAAATCCTGATGTTCTTGCTCCAGACACATATATATTCATGCAGCAAAATGATGGGACTGTTCGTTCTATTGTAAGGATAATGACTATGCCGATTGTGGCAACACCTATTAAAATAATACCTGGTGAAAAAGATAAGGGCGAAGCAGACTTTATCAAGACAGTTTTGATGGGTCCCGCTTATATGGGAGGGATGTCTACACCACTCCCTTTTGTTATTGCCGATATGTGCCGAGCGATATTTGAAGGCTTCCGTCTATACGAAAAAGTTCCCCAAATTATTGATATGGGCAAGTGGAAAGGCAAAATTGGCTGGCGAAAATTAGCCCCAAGAGATTCAATGACTGTTAAGTTGCGAGCAGACGAGCATGGGGGTTTTATGGGAGCAAAACAAATTGCAACATTCGGCCAGCGGACAGTGAATGTTGTCCTCCCGCCTGAAAAATGTCTGTTGTTTACTTTTCAGAAAGAAAGGCATTTTCTTTACGGAGAAAGCATTTTGAAGACAGCATATTACCATTATGATAAGAAACACAAGCTTTATTATCTAGCTCATAAAAAAGCTGAAGTAGATGCTGTTGGGCTAAAGATTTTAAAAGTGACCCAGCCTACTATTAATGAATCTGAAAGAACTGCTGCTGAAGAAGCAGTGGAGCAAATCGGAGTGAATACTCGGATAACATTGCCGCCTGGATTTGACTTAGAAATAGACCGGTCGCCGTCTGGATATAGTGTTCTAGATTTAATTCGACATCATGACAGTGAAATCATGTTATCCGCCCTGACTCAGGTTTCTCAAATTGGAACACAACAGAAATATGCTTATCCGTATGGTAAAGGCTACCAATATCAGAATCTTTATCTTTCACAAGCAATTTCATCGATTATGCGGTCAATGGAACACACATTAAACGAATGGGTTATTGCGCCGTTGATTGACTGGAATTTTAAGACAAACGCTTATCCAAAATTGAAATTTACACCCCTGACTGATTCTGTTCAGATGATGCTCAATGATATATTTTATGCGATGATAAAACGGAAAGACTTCCAGCTTCCTTCTGGACTTGAAAATAAAGTTCTTGATTCTATGGCTGAAAAGCTAGGGCTTGAATATAAGTCGCCGACAAAAGATGAAGCATTCAAATCATTTGAAAATGGAAAGAAAATAATGAGCAATTCTTTGAATATTCCTGCACCTGTCACAACTAAAAATTTAAAAGCAAAGTTGGTTAAGAAATATGTTCAGTTGAAAGATACTAATGATGTCTTGATTCAATTTGAAACATTGGGTAAAAATTATTCTTTGTCGAAATATAATAATTTACGAAACAAGAAAAAATGATTTGTCCATTTTGTAAACGAGCTGCCTCAAAAGTTTTTAAGGGTTCATTAGTGTATTGTTCGCAATGTGGAAAAGTTGTTGAGAATAAATCGAAGAGAAACCGTTCTACATTAAAATGTCCCGGCTGTGGAACATACTGCACAAAAGATTATTGTTCGAAATGTGGGTATGAATTTAAAGCAGGAAGAGATTATTAGTTTTTAATTTTGCTAACAAAGTTTTACAAGTGCGTTAGAAAATTAAGACAACATTTTAATCATTTTTTAAAGGCCCTTTCCATTGTTAACAATATTAAGAATTTGTATGGCTAAAAAACCACAAGCTCCAGATTCAACTGCAACGTGGTCGTGCAAGTATTGTGGAACCAGGAACCCGCCTGAAAACAATCATTGCAAAAAGTGTCAAAAGCCCAAGGGGGTTCGTTGATTTTAATTGTTATAGTTGGTTGTGTTGTACTAAATAAATATGAAAGATAAAAACTCACAACAAGATAAAGATATTGAAGTTGCAAAAACTGATATTGGTTGGATAAAAACTGAGATTAGAGATATAAAAGATCAAGTTTTTAATCATATTCCTACTTCTATTAAAGAGTTAAAAGAAGAATTTGTTAAGTATAAGTTATCTAACAATAAGTGGCTTATCAGTATACTTGTTTCGTTGATCTTTATATTTATAGGAATGATTGCAAATTTGATTTTTAAATAGTTCTTTAAATAGTGGAGTTAAGGACGGTATAAAAATTATGAACGATAAACCGTTGAAAAAAATATATGAGCCAAAATATAGCTTGGATGTTTTAAAAGATTTTCCAAAGTTAACACAGTGGCTTAATCAAATATGTCGATATGGAAACTTTGCTAATTTTGTTTATATTATCGACTATAAAGAAAAAGAAAAAATTAGAATAAGACTTTTTACCAAAAACTATTGTTATGGAATCGTTGCGTGTTTACCTCAAAAAACATTAAACGAATGTGGTGAGAACGGCTATCTTGGATGTGTTGGGGTAACAAGAAAACCCAGGGCAGGAGAAGAATGGACTCGTGGAAATGCTTTACCAGATGGAAAATATTCTGAAGAAACATGGAATAGAATTAAAGATGGAATTCTTGCTTATGAGTTTGTAAAGGTCGTACGAAATTTTCCTGAAAAAAGAGAGAAAAAAAAGAAATAATTGTTTTTCTTTGACTTCACTATTTAGAGAAATATACTAGTAGTCATTTATAAAGGTCATAAATTTTAGTTCTAATATTAAAAACTAAAATTAATATTGTTTAATAAGTTTTAAAATTAATATGCCAAAAAAATTTGATGAGTGTGTTAAAGCAGGAGGTAAAGTTCGTACAGTAGCTGGCCCTCGGAAAGAAAAGCCCAAATTAAAAACAGATGAATATATTCATATTTGTATTGCACCAGATGGGGGAAGATACTGGGGTTATAAAAAAAAGAAAAAGACTAAAAAAGAGTTAGAAATGTTACTAACTGAACTTAAAGAAGTATTTACACAGAATAAAGATTTTGTTGATGAATTAAAAAAAGCTTTAATGTCTTCTGATATTTCTGGGTTATTAAAACCGGGAGGAATTCCAATTTTCCAGAATCCAGAAAAGAAAAAAAAGAAAGTTAAAAGAATTAAAATTTCTTTAGAAGATATTACTTCTGAAACACTGCAAGATCTGTCGGATGTTGAGATTTACAAAAAACACAATGATATACATACTGGATGGAACGAAACAGATATTAATAGAGAAGAACTTAAAAATGTTCATAGACTTATAGTTCAAGAATTTAAAAATAAAGAGATGATACACCATTTTTGGGATTCATTAGACGATAAAAAGAATGATATTAAGGAAGTAGAGATAGTTGATACTGTAAATCAACCTACTTTTAATGTAGACAATACTGCAAATAGTGGCACAAGTCACATAAAAGTAGATTATGACACTGTAACTCTTACTATGTCTAAAAAAAAGAAATAGTTTACAAAAAAATATTATAAATATACTATTAATAAGAAACATGAAAAATGTATTTTTTGAACTCGAAGTTTTAAAAACATCTAAGTTAATCAGAAAAGGTGAACACGTTGTTGTGGGTTATTGTACAACATATGATTTAGATTCGGATAAAACTATTATTACCCCAAAGGCTATTGCTGATGCTAAAGATGATTTATTAAAGTACTCTACTGTATTATTTAATCATGATACTGAAAGACCGATCGGAAAAGTAGTAAACACAGCGATTGATCATACAGGATTATTGGTTGAAATTGTTATTTCTAAAGAAGAAAAAGAAATTTGGAATAAAGTTAAAGAAGGCATTATAAATAAATTTTCAATTAAAGGTCGAGCGTCCGACTTTGAGGAAGTTGTCGGACATGATGGAGAAAAAATCCTTAAAATTAATAAATTAGAATTATATGAGGTTTCGCTTGTATCTGTTCCAGCTAATGCTGAAGCAAAAACTATTAGCTGGTATGTTGCGAAATCGTTAAAAGATATGTCTAAATTAAAAAAGAAAGATAGCAAGCTTCAAGAAGTTAGGCCTGCTTCTGGAAGTCCTGAAACAGAAATTGAAGAAGTTTTAAAAATAATGAAAACGGGAGATATTATATCAACACTGAAAACCGCACTAACTAAAAAAACCGTTAATGGAATGTCTAAAACAATTAAAAATCTTTTAGATAAAATATCTGCATCGTATCCTTGTCCTGAAAAAATTAAGAAAGCAAAAAATGAGCTGATTGATAAATTAAAGAAAGTAGTTAAAAAAGCATCTGATGACGATAAAGAGGTTATTGAAGATGTGATTAACACATTGTCTAAGAGTGGATATGGCTCTCATGGTTATTACGGGTATATACCAGGTTACGGTCAATACTATAGTCCTTATAGATATCTTTCTCCAAAGAAAGCTAGTGACGAGTTTGATTTTGCAGATGAGAGTGACACTCGACCAATTTTTCAACTTAACACATATGGAAAGATTTCATTAGATGATGAGGGTACTTTTCGAAAACAAGTGTTGAAGAAAGGTAAATGGTATCATTGGAGTGCTGAAGGTGGTATTCTTAATATTACTGCAGAAAAAATTGCTCAAATTATTAAGAATTTTAAAGACCATGTTCTTGACAATGTAACAATTCCATTGACTCATACTACAAATCCAGCAATGAATACTGGTGAAGTAGTAAAGTTGATTGAAACTAAAGATGGATTAGACGCAGTGTGCAAAATTAAAGACAAAAGTATTGCTAAAAAAATTAAAGACGGTCTAATTAAATCAATTTCTGCCAGTATTGATCCAAATTATCAAGATAAGAAAACGGGCAAATTTACTGGACCAGTATTATTACATACTGCTTTAGTACATGAGCCATACATTAAAGGCATGAAAGGGTTTGTTCCATTATCTGATGACTTCAAAAACCGACCAGTTTTTGTTTTAGAAGATGAAGCAATTACTCCTGCTCAAAATTTTCTTATTCTTAAAGAATTGGTTGAAAAGATTGCTCAGAAGTTGGACATACAAGCAGATAACGATAAAATAAAAGATATGAAAAAATTAAAACTAACTTTGGAATTAGAATTACCAAAAGAACTTACAACTGATATTGAAAAATCTGCATATACAACATGTGTAGGTAAGAAATTAAAAGAAGGGATGTCATTCAACGATGCAGTTAAGTTTTGTATTAAGAAAGTTAAAAAAGGAGACGAAGAAACGGATAAAAAAGAAGAAAAGGAAGGGGAAACTAAAGAAGAAGTTAAAGAAGAAATTAAGAAAGAAGTTAAAAAAGATATTTCAGAGGATACTTCGGAGAAATCTGAAGAGGATGAAGTTTCTGAAAAAGAATCTTCTAAAGAAGAAGAAACTGAAGAAGTTTCTAAAGAAAAAGTTTCTGAAGAAACGGCTGAAGAAAAAACTTCTGAAGAAGAAACTAAAGAAGAAGCTGAAAAGTCTAAAGAAAAGCCTGAAGAAGAGTCTGAAGAATCTGCCCAGCAAGAGAAAGTTGAGCTTGCTGATGCAGAAAGGGTGTATGATAAATTCCTTAAAGCGGGAAAATTAGTTCCTGCTCAAAAGGATACTATTATATCGCTCTTGACTTCTAAAAACGTAGTCGAGCTTGGAGATAAAGCGGTCGATATCAGAAAAGCTTTGGAAACATTTTTAGAAAATCAGCCTCAAATCATCAACTTTGAAGAAAAGGGAACATCTGAAACTTCTGGTGAAACAAAATTGCCTCTTAAAAAAGAGGAAGTTATGCCAGAAGATGTTAAAGACTTTTATGTTAAAAAGATGAACCTTTCTGAAGAGAATGCTGATATAGCATGGCATGATGCTAAGAAATTAGCAGAGACTGAGAGAAAAAAATCAACAATATTTTAAGTTTATTTAAAAAATAAATAATGACAGCATTAAGTGATAACTTGGAAGCGAAACGACAAGATTCTGAAATAGTTGATTATGATGTGATTGCAGATGATATAATCTACAAAGGAGCTTTGGTAGTAGATGTTGATACTGGTTATGCTAGTCCTGGATCTAATGCAGGTGCTTACACTTTTTTGGGTGTAGCAGTTGAAAAAACCGATAATACGTCGGGTGCAGATGGTGCGAAGACTGTTCGAGTTTATAAAACTGGTAGTTTTGAATTTTCAACGCCATCAGCCGCTCAGACAGATATTGGACAAGCTGCGTATATTCGTGACGACCAGACTGTAGATACTACTTGTACGAACTCTATTCTAGCGGGATATATTGTTGGAATTCCTGATTCTACTCACTTTAGAGTGAGAATAGATGTTGCTGTTAGATAATTTTTATGTTAGTTAGATCTGATATACCTAAATTATTGACAGCTGGAATGAAAACTGAATTTATGGGTGCTTTTGGAAAAGCGACAGCAGATTATACTGCTATTGCAAGCACTATTAAATCTGGTAAAAACCAAGAAACATATCCATGGTTAGGTACAACTCCTAAAATGAGAGAATGGAAAGATGAAAGAATGCCTAAAGGCCTTTCTGAATATAACTTCTCGATTATTAACTATGATTGGGAAGCTTCTATCGCAGTTGATAGAAATTCAGTTGAGGATGAACAATACGGCCAAATAATGATTAGAGTTAGAGAATTAGCAGTTGAAGCAAAAAGATTTTATGATGAGTTAGCATTTGGTTTGATTGCACAAGGTAATAGCACTACTGGTACTGGCTATTTTGCTGGTAAAAGTATTAGTTGTTATGATGGTGCAGAATTTTTCAAGACAGACCATTCTGAAGGCTCTTCTGGATCTCAGTCAAACTATGGAACTACTGCATTAGGTGTTTCTTCATTGCAAACAGCAATTACAGCAATGAGAAAATTTAAAGATGACCAGGGCAAGCCTTGTCATATTTCTCCTAATTTGTTAGTGATTCCACCTGACTTAGAGTTTACAGCACGAGAATTATTAAATTCTACATATTATCCAGAAACAACAACTGTTAGAAATGAAGCTGATAGTGAAAATGTTGGAGGTGCTACTAAATTGGCTACCAATGTTTTGAGAGGTATTGTTAACTTACTAGTATCGCCATACTTGACTGATACGAATAACTGGTTTCTTGTTGATACATCACGAACTGTTAAGCCTATTATCCTCCAGATGAGAAAAACTCCTATATTCAGTAGCTTAATTAAGGGTACTGAAAGCTCATTTATGAGAAAACAACTCTACTATGGTGTAGATTGGAGGGGTTTCGCTGCATTTGGCGATTGGAGAACAGCTTACGGAGCGTTTGTTTCAGCTTAGTTCCAAGTCAATAATTTAATTAAATAATCCTTGAGTACTCATTATTTTATAGTAAAGTTTATCCTTGTATAAACTAAAAAATAATGAGTTGGAGAGGCTTCAAGGTAAAATGAGTCTAAAAGACCAAAAAATAAAATATCCGAAATTAAGTCTAGCGATGAAAGAAAAATGGAAAGACATTGGATATAGAAAAAAACAGATTATTGCTCATACGGGCATTATACAAAATAGTAAAACTAGAAAAAAAAGAAGCCAATCTTTAATGGGCCATATTGGTTATTGGGCTGGGAAAAAATTATCAATAAAACATAAAAAATTAATTCAATTAAAAACTAAACAAGTATGTAATACAACTAAGATTAGATTAAAAAGAGCTAAAAGTTCTAGAATCCTTTGGAAAAACCTTATTTATGCTAATAAAATAAGTTGTTCGATGAAGAAAAAATGGAGAGAGCCCGGGTATAAAAAAAGAACTGTACAAAAAATTTTAGAAGCTAGTCATGTTTGTCCTAATTATTCTGAGAAATTTCTTAATACTATTCTTCAAGTAACAATACCTGAAGAATATTTTTTTGTTGGAGACGGTCAATTTATTCTTGGAGGAAAATGTCCAGACTTTCTAAATATTAATGGAAAAAAGAAACTTATCGAGTTATTTGGAGAGCATTGGCACGAAAAGAAAGAAGAAAGAAAAAGGATTGAATATTTTAAGAAATTTGGTTTTGACACTTTAATTATTTGGGGAAATGAATTATTAAATATTAATAAATTAAAAAAGAGAATTTTAGCTTTTAATATATTATGAATCTAAAAAGTCAAATAAATAAAATATCAATTGGGATTCCAGCAGGTTCTGGACTTGTTGATTACAGATTTGCAAGTTCAATTGCAGCACTTAAAACACCAAATAATACTAGGATTATATGGGTACCTAGAGTAATGATAGATTCAGCAAGAAATATAATTGTAGAAAAAACTCTTGAGGAACCTGATTATACTCATCTTCTTTTTATAGATGATGATATGATTTTTCCTCCAGAAACACTGGATAATCTATTAGCCCACAATAAAGAAATTGTGGGTGTTCAAGCGTTTAAACGAAGAGAGATGTATGAACCTTGTGTTTATGCAAAAAGAGGTGATAAATATTATCCTGTGCTTGTAAATAGGTTTACTGAAGTTGATGCAATTGGCACTGGAATTTTATTAATTAAAACTGAAGTTTTTAAAAAAGTTAAATATCCTTTTTTTGAGACACTCTACGACAAAAATAAAACTCATTGGTCTGTAGACTTTATGTTTTGTAAAAAAGCGAAAAAAGCAGGTTTTAAAATATATTGTGAACCAAATATTAATATTGGACATATTGGTGACGCTCCTGTAAGGGGTAAAGGGGATTTCTTAAAAATGGTCGAAAAAAGAACTAATATAAATAAACCTTTTTCAGCTTCGCAGTAAGGTTGAAAAAGATTAAAAAAATGTCTAAAGGTTACGAAGTTACTACAAACAGTTTACTTTTTACTGGTATTGGTGCTATTTCTTCAGTAGTTCTGACTGCAAGTGCAAGTAATTCTACAGTAATAGTTTATGATAACACAGAGGGAAGTGGAACAATTTTAGTTACTATAAAAGCAACTGCGAATACTTCATGCACTAGTTATTTAGGCTCAAAATCTTTTGGAAATGGAGTTTATGCAGCAGTTACTGGAACGGGAGCGAAAGCGTATGTTGATATACTCTGATTTTAATTATGTCTAGAGGAAATTATAAACGAACTATAACGCATTGTCAGAATATTAGTAAAGCATTAAAAAAGAGATTTAAAGACCCTACAAAACATCCAACTTATGGAAAACATTGGAAAGTATCTATTGAGGTTAAAAAAGCTCAACGTTTAAGAATGATTGAAAAATGGAAAGATCGAAAATATCGTGAAACTTATATACAAAAAATAAAAACAAAGTGGCAAGATCCATTATATATTAAGAAAGTAAAAAAAGCTCGTGAAGGAATAACATTAAAACTTTGGACAAATCCAGAGTATCGAAAGAAAGTGAGTATGGGCGTTAGTAAAGCAAATAAAGGAAAAAAACGTACTGAGGAAGTTAAAATAAAGAATCGAAAAATGGTAAAGAAACTATGGAAAAATCCTGAATATGCTAAAAGGTGTTTAAGTTTCAATTCGCCAAACAAAAAAGAAATTCAAGTACTTGAATTACTTCAAACAATTTCATCAAATCAGTTTATTTTTACTGGTAATGGAGGATTTAGTGTAGGAGGAAAATATCCTGATTTTACTGACGAAAAGAATAAAAAACTGATCGAATATAATAGTAATTATTGGCATGGAGAATGGAAAACAGGCGAATCTAAAAAAGTTCACGAACAAAATAGAATAAATTACTTTAAACAATTTGGTTATGATACATTGATTATTTGGGAGAACGAATTAAAAAAGTTGAATAAAGTCAAACAAAAGATATTAAGATTTAATAATAATTAAAAATATGCCATTATATAAATTCAATTCATCAAAAAATCCACGAGGACAAAAACGACCCAAAGATGGTCGGGGTAAAGGTAGTGGTGTGCCCGGTGGGAAAAGAGGTGGTCGCAACAAAAAACCATGCCCTTCAAAAGGTCCTGGACGTGGTAGAGGTGGTGGACGCGGTGGAGGCAAGCACAGATAAAGAAACATAACTTGAGAGTCAACAAGACTATGGAAAGAAAATCAAAATCCAAGTTGCTAGATATTTTTTCTAAGCCAAAAATGATATTGATTGGATCATTTTATAATCTATGGGATGAAGAGTATATTGCAAGAACATTTGAGAAGTTAGGTTGGGAAGTTAAAAGATTTGAAGCAAAAGAAACATCTCTTGAAGATGTTCTTCGTGAAATACACACTAAAAAATATAATTTTTTATTAACTGTTAATAGAAGAATAAACGGAGATTTCTCTAAGATTTTGGGCAAAATAAAAACAGTTTTTTGGTTATTTGATCTTTATTGTGGAACAGATAGGGCAATAGACTTATTTTTTAATCCCCGATACCAATGTGATTTTGTTTTTTCAACAGATGGTGGCCATCAAGATTATTTTTTCTGGTCAAGAATTAATCATTATGTATTGAGACAAGGTATTTATGAAGAAGATGCTTATATCGGGCGATATAGAAAGTATTTAAAATCAGATATTACATTTGTTGGTACTTCTTCATCAATATTACACCCATGGCGAGCAGAAATGATAAGGAAACTTCAAAGTACATTCAAAAACAGTTTCAAGTGGTGGGGACGAATGGGGGCGAATGAAATTCGAGGTGCAGATTTAAATGATTTATATGCTTCTGTTAAAATAATAGTTGGTGATTCTTCACCAAGTCCACAGTACTGGTCAGTTCGGATTTATGATGTATTAGGAAGAGGTGGATTTTTGCTTCATCCAAGTGTTGATGGTCTTGAAAAAGAGTTTGAATACTATAAACATTTTGTACCATTTGAATATAGAAATTTTGTTGATTTAAAAAAGAAAATTAACTATTATTTAACACATAATAAAGAAAGAGAAAAAATTAAAAAAGATGGATTTGAGTATTGCAAAAAGCAACATTCATTTAAAAGTCGTTGTACACAATTATTAGAAACAATTAACGAAAAATAACAGATTAAAAATATGGCAAAAAAAATGCGTTATGGACTTATTGCTCGTAGTGATTCGTGTGGACTTGGAACTCTTTCATTAGAATTCTACCGTCATTTGCCATTTTCAAAAGTAGTTGCAATATCACCATATAGAGTTGAGTATAGGTGGAAATTTCCTGATGCTTATTGGGTTGGTAGTTTAAACGCTTCTTTCATTAGAGACTTTCTTAAAGATTTAGATCTTTTATTGACATTTGAGACGCCGTATAACTGGGAAATTTTTAATATTGCAAGAGAAATGGGAGTGAAAACAGTTCTTATCCCTAATTTTGAATGGATGCCGCTTGAACTGCCCTCTTTACCTGATTTATGTATTTGTCCTACATTGTTAGATTATCAAGAAATGAATGAACCCAAGATTTTTCTACCCATTCCAATAAATCGAAAAATTCTTCCATTTAAATTAAGAGAAAAAGCGAATATTTTTCTTCATAATATTGGAAAGGGAGGGGTGCGAGGTAGAAATGGAACTATGGAAATTTTAGAATCTCTTCCATTAATTAAGAACCCCATTAAACTTGTAATGAATTTTCAACCTGCATTATTTTGGATAAATAAAAGTGTATCTGGAAAAATACAAGAAATTGCAGGAAAAAAATATATATCAGGAGAAGAGTTTAGATATAACAAAGTAACTCTTAAAATACAAGAAAAAGATTTTTCTAAATACGAAGATCTTTACAACGGAGAAGATATTTTATTACACCCTCAAAAATATGGAAGTCTTTCTCTTCCAGTTCAAGAAGCGATGTCATTAGGAATGCCTGTTATTAGTATTAATAAATTTCCAGAAAACAGTTTTTTACCCAAAGAATTATTACTTACTCCAATAAAACAAGAGAATATTTTTATTAGAAGAAATACTCTACATTCTTCGATATCGCCAAGAACAATAGCTGGAAAAATAGACGAAATTGCAGATAAATCAATCAAAAAATATTCTAATTATAATAATATGTTAGCTGAAAAATGGAGTTGGAAACAACTTAAATCTAAGTATTTAAATATTTTTGAAAAACTAGTTAATGGTGAAAGAATTAAACAAAATGAAGACGAAAGAAGTTCTTTTTTCATTCAAAAAAAAGAAAAAAATACAAAAAATGTTTTTATTCCAGAAAAATTTAACTCTGAACAACAAATTAATATAGATTTAAAGGGAAAATATATTCCTGAAATTAAAATAGGAAGTATTATTCGTGCAGATAACACAGGATTAGGAACATTGGCTCAAGAATTTTTTAATCATTTCAATATGAAAGCGTTAATTATCAAAAATACTTCCAGAAGAAT